CCAACAAACCATCAAGATAACGCTCTAAAGCGTCATCACCCATCTGGCATCCTTCTGCGGCACTTTCCCCATCAAATCCTAAATCCAACTGGACCAGGATTGAGAGTATATACCGCATATGGGAATTACTAGAAGAAGTAAGGTACGAGCCAGAGGCTTGTATACCAGGATAGTTTTGAGTGTACATCTCGCCACTTGGAAGTTGAAACACCTTATATTTCAAACATTCAAAGCGGATTCCAGCTAGGAGAGACCAGGGCTCACTACCGTTTGTGAAGGTCTTGCGATAAGCAAGATCTGCATCTAATAAGTAGTCAGTAACTGACCAATCCCAACCAGAAACGTCGGTAGAACACAAAGTATAATTCTTTTCCAAATCTAAGAACCAGTCATACAACGAAGTTTGACCTTCGTCGTGTAGACCCATTCCAGGTTTGTACGGAATATACTCGTGTATCGCGATTTCCGCCTTGTTTTGTTTGGAAAACAAGAGTCTTTCGATAATATTATCGACAAGGGAAACTCCAGATATGATCCTAAATCTATTTTTATCAAGTTTCTCCCGCTTATGGGGTTCATCTTTAATAAAGGTATAGATAGGATCACATAATCCAGATTTAACCAAGTCGATGCCGGTTGCATGAGTGTCGTTGTAATTCATCATCATTAGAAGTCGATCAAGGACTAACAAGATAATGCTGACCCGATCCTCACACCAGATGCCCTTCTTACTCCCATAGAAGTTTAAAGGGACACCTGGAGTGGCATCAGGGTCAGAATCATCAATGCAATCATCGATGGATCTAACAATGTCAGGTAGAGTGTCAAGTAAGTAGTGTCCGTTATTCAAAGAAGTAATAGATATTTCCAGGTCTCCCCGAAAATGATCTATTGTTTTCGTTCCATCAATTCCACCAAAACAGGCAGGGAGGCCGAAGCTAGAAGCGTATTTGGAAATTTCTTCGCCAAGTTCTCTATTAAAGTATCTCGCAATACCTTTCTGGATTTCTTGGTGAGCCTTT